TCTATATTAGGAATGCATAAATGGATGCCTGGTAAAGTAGTTACAATATCAGGAAATACAGAAGAAAGAATTAATAAGATAAAAGATTCTATAAATATGTATAACATATAATATGGCTCAACAAAACATAAAACAAATAATAAAACAAGAATATCTTAAATGTCTACAGGATCCTGTATACTTTATGAAAAAATATTGTTGGATTCAACATCCTACACGAGGCCGTATTCAATTTAATTTATATAAATTTCAAGAAGGAGTATTAAATTTACTTAATAAAAATGATAGAAGTATAATACTTAAATCAAGACAATTAGGTATATCTACACTATCCGCAGGGATAGCGTTACATATGATGTTATTTCAAAAAGATAAATCAATACTTGTAGTAGCAACAAAACAAGACACAGCAAAAAACTTAGTTACAAAAGTAAAATTTATGTATGATGGTTTGCCTTCTTGGTTAAAATTAGGTTTTGTTGAAAATAATAAATTAGCCCTCCGGCTTAAAAATGGTTCTCAAATTAAAGCAGTATCAGCAGCAAGTGATGCTGGTAGATCAGAAGCAATTTCTTTATTAATAATCGACGAGGCTGCTTTTATTGAAGAAAATAGAATAGAAGAAATTTGGGGTTCATCACAACAAACATTAGCAACAGGAGGTAAAAGTATTGTGTTATCTACTCCTAATGGAACTGGAAATTTCTTTCATAGAATGTGGGCTAAAGCAGAAGAAGGAATAAATGGGTTTACTCCTATAAAATTACCATGGACTGTACATCCTGAAAGAAATGAAGAATGGAGAAAAAAACAAGATGACGAATTAGGTTTAAGAATGGCAGCACAAGAATGTGACTGTGATTTTACTACATCAGGTAATATAGTGTTTTCACCTGAACTTTTAAATTATTATGATCAAACATATACTATTGATCCTGTAGAAAGAAGAGGAATTCAAGGAGATTTTTGGGTATGGGAATATCCTGATTATACAAGAAAATATCTAATAGTAGCTGATGTAGCAAGAGGGGATTCTCAAGATTACTCTGCATTTCATATTATTGATGTTGAAGAATGTAAACAAATAGGTGAATTTAAAAGCCAAATTAGTACAAAAGAATTTGGGCATATGTTAGTTGCAGTAGCTACTGAATATAATAATGCATTGTTAGTAATTGAAAATGCAAACATAGGATGGAATACAATTCAAGTAGTAATAGATAAAGGTTATAATAATTTATATTATTCTCCTAAAGGAGATGCTGCTACAAATGCAGATGCTTTTTTAGCTAAAGGGTATGATATAATAGATACTACTAAAATGGTACCTGGTTTTACTATGTCTTTAAAAACAAGACCCTTAGTAATAGGAAAATTAGATGCTTATTTAAGAGATAAATCATTAATAATTCAAGGAAAAAGAACCATGGAAGAAATGCGTACTTTTGTATGGAAAAATGGAAGAGCAGAAGCCCAAACAGGGTATAATGATGATTTAGTAATGTCTTTAGCAACAGCATGTTATGTTAGAGATACAGCGTTAAAATTTGCTCAACAAGGACTTGATATAACAACAGCAGCATTAAAAAATTGGAGTAAAAGTTCTCCTGCTGTTTATACTAATAAAACAAATAAAAAACAAATAGGATGGACCCAAGATATGGGAGAACATGGAGAACAGGACTTAACTTGGCTCCTTTAATATGTATTAGAAACAAATAATATGGCAGATACTAGTTTATTTACAAGATTAAAAAGATTATTTTCAAGTGATGTTATCATCCGTAATGTAGGAGGAAAACAATTAAAAATAATGGATACAGGTAGGATTCAAAAATATGGAAACCTAGCTACAAATTCTTTATATGATAGATTTACACGTCTACATAAACCAATGGGGTCCTCTTTACAATATAACCCTACTCTTAATTATCAATCAATGCGATTACAGCTTTATAGTGACTATGAAGCTATGGATCATGATCCTATTATTGCTGCTGCATTAGATATTATGGGAGATGAAACTACTAATAGAAATGAATATGGTAGTGTTCTTAACGTTAATTCTTCTAATGAACATGTAAGAAAAGTACTTCAAAATTTATTTTATGATGTATTAAATATAGAATTTAATCTTTCTACATGGATTAGAAGTATGTGTAAATATGGAGATTTTTATTTAAAATTAGAAGTATCTGAAAAATATGGAGTTTTTAATGTTATTCCTTTATCTGTTTATGAAGTAGTAAGAGAAGAGGGAACTGATCCTGAAAATCCATCTTACACTAGATTTACACTTGACCCAAATGGGTTAGCAAGTGGTGCTACTAACACAATTAGAAGAGACCAATTTACTTTAGAAAATTATGAAGTAGCCCATTTCAGACTACTTACAGATTCTAATTATTTACCTTATGGTAGATCATTTTTAGAACCAGCACGTAAAGTATTTAAACAATTAATGTTAATGGAAGATGCTATGTTAATTCATAGAATTATGAGAGCACCTGAAAAAAGAGTCTTTTATGTTAATGTAGGTACTACACCAGCAGAACAAGTAGAACAATTTATGTCTGATACTGCTAATAAGATGAAAAAAACACCTTATATAGATCAACAAACAGGTGATTATAATCTTAAATTTAATGTTATGAATATGACAGAAGATTTCTTTATACCAGTTAGAGGTAATGATGCTACAACAAGAATTGATACTACTAAAGGTTTAGATTATGATGGTACTCAAGATATAGAATACTTAAAACACAAAATGATGGCTGCTCTTAAAATACCTAAACCATTTTTAGGATATGAAGAAGGAGTAGAAGGAAAATCAACATTAGCAGGTATGGATATTCGTTTTGCAAGAACTGTAGAACGTGTTCAAAGAATTGTAGAATCAGAACTAACTAAAATAGCATTAGTACATTTATATTCACAAGGATTTACAGATGAACAATTAGTTGATTTTTCTTTAGAATTAACTGTACCATCTATAGTATATGAACAAGAAAAAATTGATTTATATACTGCTAAAGCAGGTGTAGGTGCTGATTTAATAGATAAAAAAGTATTTAGTAAAGATTGGGTTTATGAAAATATATTTGGATTATCACCTGATGAATATACTATAGAAAAAGATCAAATGATAAAAGATGCTATGGAAAGATTTAGAGTATCTCAAATTGAAAACGAAGGAAACGACCCTGCAGAATCAGGTGTTTCATATGGTACTCCTCATGACTTAGCTTCGTTATATGGTAATAAAAGAGATAAAGCAGTAGGTCCCGCTCAAGTACCAACAGGGTATGATGAAAAAGATCAAGGAAGACCTGTATCCGATCTTTCTAAATATGGTTCAGATCAAAGTAATTTTAGTAGAGATCCTTTAGGTAAAAAAGGATTAGAAATAGAAAAACCAGAAAAACCTACAGATATAAGTTTAGCTGAAAGGGCTAATTTAAAAAAATCTTTGCAAAAAAGACTAAAGAAAAAGAAAATAATCCAAGAAGATAATGAAAATGGACTCTTATCTGAAAAAAATATTAAGCCTCAAGAATAAGCATATATTTATATCCAGATAATTCGAATTATATAATGAAAATAAAACATTCTAAGTACAAAAATACTGGAATCTTGTTTGAACTTCTTACGAGACAACTAACTTCTGATACTATATCAGGTAAATCTTCTAAATCTTTAGATTTCTTAAAAAAACACTTTAATTCAAAAACAGAATTATTAAAAGAATATAAGATATATCACACTTTATCTAATAAAAAATTTAATAAAGAAAGTAAAGCTAATATATTAATAGATACTTTACTTGAATCTTACAAAAATTTAAATAGATCAAAATTAAGAAGAGAAAAATATAATTTAATTAAAGAAATAAAAGAAAATTACGATATTACTGATTTTTTTAATTCTAAAATTAAAAATTATAAAATAATGGCCTCTATTTTTAATTTATTAGAAAATTCAAATGCTTCTCCTAATTTAATTGTAAAATCAAAAATTAATATATTAGAACACATTACAGAAAAACCTTCTAAAGTAAATAAAAATAGCATAACAGAAAGTTTAAAAAATTCCGATAAAAACACTAGATTACTTACTTATAAGGTTATATTAGAAAAATTTAATGATAAATATAAAAGTTTAGCTGATAATCAAAAATTATTATTACAAGAATATGTTAATAGTGTTAGTAATAGTCCTGCACTTAAACTTTATATAAATGAAGAAATAAAAAAAGTAAAAAAATATTTAATTAACTATTCTAAAAAAGTAGAAGATAAAGCAGTAGCTATTAAATTAAATGAAACAAAAGACTTAATAAAACCTCTTTGTAAAAAATCATCTGTACATGATGATAATGTTACAAATTTATTAAACTATTATGAATTAATTAATGAATTAAAAGAAATCCATGGCTAAAAAATTTAACATACATGAATGGCAGGCTAAACAAAAGCTAAAAAATTTCTTAAAAGAACAAGAAGAATTTACTCCAGATTTAGAGGATGATGAATTAAAAAGATCTAAAATCCAACAAATGATGGCTAAAGAAAAAGAGTCTGAATATGAATTACCTGATGAAGAAAAAGACCAATTAACTGATGTAACTAATGAATTTATCAGAAAATTAACAGATGTTCGTGGAGGAAACTATTCAGGTGATAGATTATTAGCAGCACTTCAATTTGTACAATTAGTTATTCAAGATGCGGAACCTATGTTGTATAATAATGAAGATGAAGATGAAATGTTCATGGGAGATTGGGGTCCTCATTTAGCTGAAGAAGATTTAGATGAAAACATGACAGGTACAGGTGCTTCATTTAATGCAGGTGTTGGTATGGGTCATTTTAGTAAATCAAAAAAGAAAAGAGCAAATACTCCTTCGGGAGACATGGCTTATACACAAAATATAAGTGAACAAGGAGAAGAACCAGCAGTAGATGATCAAGGAAATCCAATAGAAGAACCTGCTGTAGATCAAGAAGCAATAGATACAGCATCAGAATTATCTAGTCAATTTAAAGACATAGCAAGTAGTTTAAAAAGTCCTCAAGGTTCAAGAGGATTTGAAAAAAATGAAATTATAATCTTATCAGATTTTATGAATCAACTAGTAACAGCTGTAAAAGATGGTAATGCATCAAGCTTATTAAGTAAATTAAACAATTTAGTAAATTAAATTATGCTTTTAACAGAATATAGATCTTTTAAAACAAATAAACGATTAGCAGAACAAGCTATAAAAGAAAATAGACCATTAAAAGTATCTGGTGTTATTCAAAGAGCAGGGGCTAAAAACCAAAATGGTAGAGTATATCCAAAAGATATTTTAGAAAGAGAAGTTCAAAATTATATTGATGGTCCTGTTGCAGAAAAAAGAGCAATGGGAGAATTAGATCACCCTGAAAGTTCAGTAATTAATTTACAAAATGTATCTCACAATATAACAAAATGTTGGTGGGATGGTGATGATGTAATGGGTGAATTTGAAATATTAAGCACACCTGCAGGAAATATATTAAAAGCTTTATTTGCTGCTGGTCTTACAGTAGGGGTTAGTTCAAGAGGAATGGGTTCAGTAGAAGAAAATTTAATGGAAGGTACAGTAGAAGTACAAGATGATTTTGAATTATTATGTTGGGATTTTGTTTCAACACCTTCAACTCATGGTGCTTTTGTTTCTCCTGTAGGGTTAAATGAAAGTAAAATACGTATACCCGAATATAAATACACAAACGTAAACAATATAATTAGAGACATTATCTGTGATAATACAGGTATATGTAAATGTTAAAAAAATATAATTATGAAACATCTTATAGAAGCTATTAGACAAGAAATTGAAAAATTAAAAGAAATAGAAAAAAGACCTTCAAGAGGAAATAGAAAAAAAGTTACATGTAGATGTAAAGGTGGAGCGGTAGGTGGTATGGGACCCAATACTGGTCAACCTTTGGGAAGTGAAGGCCCAGATGATTCTATATATGTAGAAGGAGGATGCAGCAAAGAATGTTGCGAATCAGGTGCTACAGTATGTTAATAATATAATAAAGTAGTGAACAATTAATTGTTCATAAACACAAAAAAAGCCACAAAAAATGTGGCTTTTCCATATTTCTGTTGTATGTATATGCAACAATAAAGGTTACACAATGTAAAAACTCGAAAGAGATCAAAAATATAAAAGCAAAAAGGTAGTTATGTCCAACTATCTTTGATTTCAATTAATAGAATATTAACTAAAAACAAAATTATGAGAAAATTATT